CCGCCTGCTTTTTTTACATTTGTTCCAACTAAATCAGTTACAAAGTTTACGTCAACATTTGGATTGGAAGTAACGCCAAGACCAATCAAGGAATTTGAACCTAAAATCAAATCAACTTGTGTTGTATATGGGGATGGTCTTAGTTCAGAATTAACAATATCAATACTATTTTTGATGATTGTTTCTTTCTTTTGTGACGATGTTGTTGAAAAATCATCAACGAAAAATCCTGATTTGAAACGATTTAATCCATTTACGTCTCTAATAAACAAATTCGAGGTATCAGTTTCTAGAAGAGATAAAGAAGTATAATACTCAAGGTTTTTAATTCTATTCTCAAGAGAATGAATGTCTTTCATTCTATATCTCTTATGTTCAGCAAGATTTAAATTGGCATCATTTACATTACAAAGATATGCTGGAAGAGTAATAGTAGCAATATTTAAAGCATCATCAATATCAATAGGAGATTGCGGGTTATCTGCGGGTTCTCCTTTGTTAAGTTGAAAAACTCCATCTTTTGTGAGATAAATTTTATCTACTCTTGGTAGATAATATGAATAATCAAATAGAATGGATTCATCAGAAGCCAAAATACTAGAAGCGGAATTTCCACTAGAAGTAAATGATCTAGCACTAAATTCAAAAGGAGAAAGAGATGAAGTTGTTACTGTAAAGTTAGAAACTCTTGGTCTTATATCAATAATATCAGTATTTCTTATGCCGTTGACAGATTGAATATCACAATAATCAAACTGATCATAGGAACTCGCTGTGGTCACGTCTCCATTGTCTGATGTCGAGAAAGAAGTGGATTCAAAAACAATTTTTAATTTTCTTGTTGGTTCTTTCGCAGAAGATTTTCTGATTATTCTTGAATAGTCATATATTGTATCCCTTTGACCATTATCAAATATATAATTTGCGGTGATATTGTTATCGCCGCCATCAACAGTGGTAATGACAGCAGTTATTCCCGATTCTTTAAATGTTACAATTTCATTTACTTGGAATTTATTTGAATTTTGAGTTACATATGATATCTTCAAAGCATTTAACTTTTCTGCAAGAACACCAACTGCACCACTGACGCTTCCTACAAACTCCTCCCCAATTAACAAATCATCTGTTTTAGAATTTGGTCCAGTAATTGAAGTTAAAGTTAAATTTGGTAATTCTGGTTCTGATGTATCATTTGATTCATAAATTCCATGAATTAAAGTAACGTCTGGTTCTAATAAACAAATTTCCTCGTCATGAACTCTTGTTCCGTATGGATAAGTTCCATATGTTAGACCATCATTATTTGTTGTTTGACCTACTCCAGAATAAGCATATTTTGATTTGTTTACTATAATAGATCTTACTCTATTTTTATTTTTTACTTTTGAACTTATACTAACTTTTCTTAAAGTTGCTATTAGTTTTCCTGTACCTGAGGTTAAGTTTAAACCATTTATTGTTAATTCTCTTCCTCCATTTGAAAATACTAATTTATCTGGACTTAAACTTTCTGTATTACCATTATTAGTAATAAGAGCATATCTTTCTTCATCATAGGAAAGAAAAGTTTCATCAGACTCTGCAGTTATGACATTTGTAGAATTGCTAGTAACTGTAACATCAAATTGTCTTCTTATTGTTAATGAAGAATTGGTTAAGTCTACTGATGCAATGTTTCTTTTTGGTAAAGTAGTGTATAAAGTATTATCTCTAGAAGATTGGAAATTTGAATATAAAATTTTAAAATCACTTGGATTTATGTTTGAAGTTGGTAACCCACCATCACAAACACCGGATACAGTTGTTATTCCAGAAATAGTAATGGAACTTTGAGATACTGATGCTATTTTTGCAAAAGTATTAACAGATAATCCCGGATTTGAGAATGCAACAATATTTCCTACAGTTGCAATACCAGTAAATATGAAACTAGATGACGTTACAGTACTGATTCCGCCACCAGTAGCGGTTATTTGTACTGACCCAATATTTACCAGAGTAGATTGTTTAACATCGGCAGTAAAAGTTGAAGCACTTCCTACTATACCATATAAGGATTTTACATCATTTGTTGAGTATGCAGTAATTGCAGTAGAAACTCTTGTGTTTTCAATACCATCAAATATAAACTTCTCACCTACAACAAATGTTCCTTTTGTATTGTATGCGGTAATAATTCCCGAATTAGAAGCATTATATTTTAAGAATCCAACTGCTCCACTTGACTTACCTTTTATGTAAGTTGGTGTAGTTAATGTAATTGGTTCATTTAAAGAAATTTCAGTATATGTTTGAATATCATATAGAGAAATGTCCCACTCATTTGAATTTGGAAACGCTGTGTTATATGATCCAGATTCTAGTGCAAAATCATATACTCTAGCGACTCCTATTTCTTTACCCGCAGAGGAAGTTGAAGTAATTCCTACTCGATCATTCCTCAGACTCAAAGTATATGAAGTTGAAATTCCTAATGAAGGAGATCCATAAACTCTATTCAAAGTATAAGTCGGACCGGTGACATAATTTATACTTTGATTTTCTAGTAATTTTTTAGTTCTTGGTTTTTCAAAATCCAAGTAAGTAGTTCCTATGACATCTATTTCATATCCACCAACAAAAGCTTTTAGTGGAGAAATAACATAAGTTCCTAAGTCATCGGATGCTTTATTATTATTATAAGTTAATTGATTTTCTTTAAATGCTCCACCATTACCTTTTAAATCATCTAAAGTTTCTTTTACTGAAATTGATGGAGATTTTACATAATAATTTCCAGATTCATCATATGTTCTTCTAGCAAGTTCTTTTTCTAAAATATTATATTCTGGATTGTTAATTTGCTTTTGGACAATACCATTTCTGACTTCCAAAAGTTGTACAAAATTTGGAGTTGCTACGGGTGTTGGGTCATCTAAAGAAATTTTTGTTAAAATTGCATCAATTGAAAGTCTATCTGCACCTGGGGCAGCATAGTTAGAAAATCCTTGAGCATTATCATTTAGATCTATATCATCGTCCGGAGTAACTATCTCTTCAAATACGTCTAAACCAATTCTGTAACTTGGGTTATTTGTATATTGATCTAAGATTATAGTTTGCTCATCTACAGATACAAAATGACCTCTCAAATAGTAAACACCATCGGACAAAGTAACTGCAGAACCGATTGAATTTGGATTTGTTGGAATTGTCGTTGCAAATCCTTCATTTGCTTGAAGAATTACATTTTTATCTGGTTCTATGGTGCTTGAATCAAATATCCCTTGCTCAACAACAAGAATTTCATTCGCAGAAAATCCCTGATAAGTATTAGTAATTAAATCCGAATTTAAGAAATTTACATAGATTGTATTATTTCCTCTTTCAGAGTTATTTAAATCTATTACACCAACAATAGTTGCTCTGACACCGCTATTTGATCCCCTAATAGTTTTGCCAATTAGGTATGGTAAGTATGATAAAATATCAACCCCAAGATAATTTTCTTGAAGTTCTACTGCATAATAATTATTAATATAATTAATATTTCCGGGTATTACGACAGATCCTTCTTTAAAGAAGTGATCGCCAACTTGCTCAATCTGACTTTGTAGCATTGATTGGAGAGTTGTTAACTCTCTTGCTTGCACAGGATACCCAGGTTTAAACAAAACGCGATAATATTGATTCTCTCTATCAAAGTCGTCAAAATATGGGGATATATTTAAGTTAGTTTGCTGTGGCATAATTCTTTAGAATTGCAAAATGACCTTGATATTTTCTTTTTGATTTGAAGACCTAGTTATTGAAGGTCTATTGTCAACATAAATTATATTTCCAGTGTATTTTTCCACTTCGGGAGTGGATACTCCGTTAACAAAAGATTGACCCAAATAATATTTTCTATTATTTATTGTGGTTGACACTCCAGTAAAAGATGTATCTATTCCTAAACCACTTACTCCAAACGCATTAATAGTTAATGATCCACCATTCAATGGAGTTGAAGTAAACTGATGTAATTTGAATCCATACAAAGGGGTTATATTTGTAGTCCCATCACTATTAAATCCAACTAAAGTTCTATCCTGCCAATATTTTAAAACTCCAGTATTTTTATCATATGAAATCACTCTACCTATAGCAGTGGAACCAAGACCAACTGTTTGTGTAATTAAACTATCTGCTATAAAAGTTGTAGTACTATATCCAGTGCCAACAAGTTTTAATGCAAATAGGGCACTTGCTTTACTTTTATTTAAAATAGCATCAGAATCATAAGATAATGGATTTTCTACGATACCGACTCTTGCAATTTGATTGCCAACTATAAAGTCTGGGTCTTCAGTATCATTTTCAATTTTTGAGTAAATTAATACCCTATAAGCTCCTAACTCTCTGTATATATCATAACCATGTCCTTTTTGCGGGGGTATGATAACATCCAAAACTGGAGGAGTTGTTCCTGTTGGAACATTTCCAGACACAAAATCTATACTTCCATACGTGTATCCAGATCCGCCATTAGTAATAATTATAGAACCAACTTTGGAGTCACTATTGACTACAATTGTACATTCTGCCCCTACTCCATCTCCATAAATTGGAACTCTTGTGTATGTTCTGTTTGCTGTTCCAATACCAACTCCTCTATTCCTTATAGTCGCTATTTTTAGTTGTCCACTTGAGTTAGCATTATTTCTAACCGCAGCATAATCTGAATTGGTTTCCCAATCCGCTGGAACTGGAATAAAATTAGTCGAATCAAACTTTACAAGTTCACTTGGTTTTATTGTATATAAGTATTTCCAAATGTATCCATCTTCACTAGTTCCAGCTGCTCTTGGTTCTAAGTCAGTAAAAGTAGGTTCATCTAGAGATGGTTTTCCTGTTGGGTTTTCTGGTTCTATGCCATTATATAAACAAATATAGACCCTATAATCACTATTTACAACATAATAATTTGCAGAATATAAATTAGTAGAATTTGAAGGAATAGAAAGATTAGTTCTACTTATATCGTGCCTATACATATCATAGACTGTTCCTGAAGTCCAAGTAATTTTTCTAACCACTTGTCTTACATCACCGCTAGAAATTTTTTTCAAAGCGATCATTGTGTCCCAATAATCGTTTTCTTCATTAAAGTTGTCTTTAGGTGCAGGGGGTACAGAATCCCAATTTGCATCATAGTCTGTCGCGTTTGTTAAACCAACAAACGCATAGTATCCATTATTGGACGAAGTAGCAGAAGAAACAAAATTCTTAGCGTTTAATATTCTAAGTTGATCAGTTATAATCGCAGACATTTTTGTCGTTTTTTATCTATTTATAGACATTATTAAACACTTGTGGAATACCCAACGTATCTCAGTGGATTGAGTCTTTGAATCATAGGAGAAGTTAAAATACCAGAAATTCCATTATTATATGAAACAAAATTGAGTGGTTTCTTCCTCACTGGAGTGTTTATTTTACCCCAACTAAATTCTCCATAAAATCCACTATATCCAGTTCCAGATAATCCATTATAACTCAGAACACTGACAACAACTCTAGAAACATTTGTTACTCCAATTCCAGGAACACTTGTTTGTGCTATAGAAACTGAAGCAACTTTATAGATATTATCCAAGCAAGTTGTTCCTACCCCAACAACAGATAAAGATGAATCTAAAGATGTAATACCAAAACCAATGTTTGAATTAAATACTGTAAAGTAATAATCAGTTTTTATTCCACTTATGCCCGTTGTTGCAATTCCAACATTAATGTTTGGGTTTCTTAGATAAGAATCAGTAGGAATAAACAAATCAAAAACTATTGCAGTGGATGCAATACCAACTGAAGTTGTAGAAATTCCAACTATTGTTCCAAAATCACCTTCATAGGTAACCTCTTCAATTTTTTCCTGTTTTAATGATGGATATTCGATGAGAACTTGCGGTGGATTATTAGTAGTGTAACCAGATCCGGGGTTAGTAATAGTAAAGGAAGTTACAATGCCAGAAGTAATTGATGCTGTTGCTGTTGCTGTAGTTACAACACCTACTGTTTTTGCAATTACTACTGACGGCGCAGTTGTAAATCCTAATCCGCCATTATTAAGAGAAAGTGATGATATTGTTCCTGCCGCGGACACAATGGCAGTAGCTGATGCCCCAACTAGATTGTCTTGTGATGTTATAGTTATTTTTGTTTTAAATGGAATAGTTGAATTTTCTCTCAAGTCATCAAAAAATACTTTAACACTTTGTACAAATATCTCAGTAGATGCTATTCCAACAGTTCTAATAATATTTGTTGTTGGATGTATAAATGGTTCGTATAATTCTCTACTCTTACCAACTTCTTGTCCGCTGATAATTTTATCTTCAGTTTGTCTACACCAAATTAGAGGTCTTGATAAAGTTTCATCGAGAGTTAAACCAACACCTGAATATGGGTTAGTTTCAATAGAATCTGATGAAATAACTTGCGTGACAAGTCTTTCTTCTTCTTTTAAGAAGAATCTATCATCGTTCAGTCTTATATCGTCTCCAATTTTTAAAGATTCCAAAATATCAACAAAAACAACATCAACTTGTTCGGTTCCTTTATAAAATAATATTTTGCAAGTATCGCCCTCTTTGGGGGCCTCGGGGAATGTAATAGTACTTCCCCCATTAAATAAATATCCATCACCCGGAACTTGCAAAATATCATTAACAAATATCAAAAGAACAGATTGAATATCAATATTTGATCCTGCTCTTGATCTAATGGTTGTTTGCACTCCATTAATTTTTATTGGGAAAGTTCTTCTTTTTCCGTTGAATAAATTTTCTATTTTATCAATAACTTGGAAATCTCCAACAGACCAGGATGAGAACAAGTCAGAGAATACTTCGTCAATTGTTAGTTCAAATTTTCTAAAAGGTTTTGAAGAATCTGTTGGAATTCCAATTAATCCTCCAGTTTGAACTGTTAGAACATCCGATGTTTTATATGCAAATCCAGTATTTTTTATTTCAAAATCAATTACACTAGATCCTTGTCCAACTACAATGTTAACAGTTGCTCCAGTTCCTATTCCTGACGTTCCGGAAGAATAAACTAAAGGAATGTTGTAATAATTTTCTGGACTATCAATTATTACTATTGGTGGATTGGAAGATGTATATCCAGATCCGGGATTGGTTATAATTACATCTTTAGAAATACGTCCAGAAGAAACAGTGGTAAACCCAACGAACTGATAATTCAATGTTCCAGAAACACTAGACGTTTTGACTCCAACGTTTACAATTCCAGTTGTTGGCGAATCTAAGGTTATCAAAACAGAAGTTCCTGCTTCTATTGCTTGGGAAGATGTACTTCCAGATCCAATAAGAACATATGTACTTCCTGAACCTACGATTGTAACATCTTGAAAAGCAGAACCTATTCCAAGTTTATTTAAACTTGAATGTTGTAACTTAGCAAAAACTCCATTTTGGTTATCAATCGGTATAATAGTAGATCCTGCTGCAATTGCTACGGAAGTTTGAGTAATAATTTCATATTTTGATGCTCCTCTATATCCAGATCCCGTCGATCCTATACTAATTAATGAAATAGTCCCTGCAACAGAGACTATTGACGTTCCTCCCGCAGAGATTAGCGGTTGATATCCAAATCCTTGAGTGGATGCAACAGAAACAATTACCCCTCCTCTAGGAATACTTGACGTGTTGATATCATACGAAGTAGATGATATATTACCAATAAATGATAAAGTTGTAATGCCAGAATTTTCTGACATTTTATAATTCCCCGGAATGGTAATAGTGCCAAGTCTTTGGGGTTCTTGGAATATATTGTTAATTAATAGTATTATCGATCCTGTTGATACTCCAATAACATCAGATTTATTTGATTTTAGAATAAATTCGGTATTAATTCCAGTAAATCTCTCAGATAACCCATCAAAAATGTAGTTTCTACTGTAAGGTTCATATGATTCATTTTCTACTCCCGATCTCAAGAAAACTCTTCCGCTGAAAGTAGAATGTGTTGTTATTCCCGTATAATCTCTATCGTCGGGTCTATTTGTCATTGTTCCTATTGGGGAATTTCCATAAGGAGCTTCAACAAAGTGTATTGTATTGTCTATAATATTATAGTTGCCAGTTACTTTTGTTACTGTAGACCCTATTGAATGATTTTCTGGCGTTGTTCCCATCCAACCACGATCAACTAAAAATACATTTGTACTTCCAAAACCAACAACATTAACTTTTACTATTTCATTATTAATTTTTAATAAATCTCCGCCATAAATTGAACTTATACCCGATAAAGTGAGATTGATTTCATTGAAATTGGAAGTTTTTGCCAGTGATACTGATGTTAAAGTTGATACAATTGGTGATTGTATATGATTATCAATTGCAATTAAACATTTAGAATTTTGTTTTTTGGCGGTAAGAAAATGAGTAGTTCCTATACCAACAGAAGTAATAGTTAAGGTTTGTGGAATAGATTTTAGTGCATCTTCCACTGAAGATGCAAATCTAATGTTTAAATCATTTAGTTTGACAGCATAAACTGAGGATGGTAACTTATCTGTTACTCCTATTCCAGAAATTGTTGTTGTTGCAATTCCTATAGGACTTCCATTGCCGGAGTTATAAATTAGTTCTTCCCCTGTTACATAAAAATGGTTAGGAATTTTGACTAAATTATCTGCAACATTTACAATTAAGTTATTTGAAGCATCAAAAACTCTTTGGAATATTGGATTTTGTTTGTTTTTGAGATCAAAAGACTTTTTAACTTTGTTTAATGTACCTTGATATTCGGAATATGATGAATCCAAACTCGCATTTGTAAATCCATAAAATTCTAAAGAATTTCCAGAATCAACGATTCTCATGGAGTGTTGATATACCTTAACATTTACCGAAATATTTGGATTTGGCGTAAAATAAAGATTTGTTCCGGTTGAACCAACGCCAGCACCAATAGTCCCCAAACCAGAAATAGTTTCTAAAGAACCAAATTCAACTGCATATGCATTAGTTTCATCATCAATAACAACTATTTCTGAAGATTGATAAGAATTATTTGCAGTATCTTCAACCATCACAAGATAGTATGCACTCGAATAATCTTGAGAATAATTTGATATAACTGTTTGACTTGGTGTTGGTGATGATGATATTGCAACATAATTTGATCTAATATCACCAGTATTAAATGTTATGGATCCAGTTGTAATGCCTGATCCAGAAGTATTTGCCAATGAAACTCTGAGAGTATTTACAGTGTATGTAATACCTAACCCAACATTAGGAATAAAATCGAGATTTATATTGGAACCGGAAATGTATGCAGTATAAGTTCCAATTCCATCTCCAATGTATTTAACTCTATTTAAATTAGATAATTTTCCATATTCTAATATATGGACATTTGTTCCATCATTAAGCAAAGTTATTTCATCAAATTGGAAATATTTTCATCACTAGGTTCAAATTGGACAAGTATTTTTGATGCTCTATGAGTTGATGCAATACTAACAATTGTCGTTTGTGAGGTTGTTCCAGAGGGAACTATTGCAGTTGAAGATTTGAGTTCGACTAAATTTCCTAAAGAGGTATTTCCAACACCCAAAGAATTTTTATATATTCCATAAGACATCACACTAACATCATAATCGTTAATAAAGTAAGATGATGGGAAAAACTTTAAAGTTCCTTCAGATCCAAAAATTGAAAAATCAAAAGAACCGAGGTCACCACCAGTTTCAACTTTAGAATATTCTGATATATAACTTTCCAATCCATCTTGTAAAATTGAAACCAGAGAAATTTGCCTTAGTCCGGTAAATCTTTTATCTCTAACAAAAGTTATATATTTTTTAAATCTAAAATCTGCCAGCCTAAACGTATCTGCATTTGCATAATTATTAATTCCTGGTAAATTTGAAAATTGATCACTTATATCATCAATCATCAAAACTTTATTTCCGATTGACTGCAACTCATCTTGTAAAGATACGGAGTTAAAGATTATTTCTTTTGAATAATAGATTGAGTCAATTTCTATCGTTTTTTCTCTAGCAAGATCAAAATCATTTACACAGTTTAAATCAATTTCTCTTACCAAATCAGAAACTGCAGAGAAATCTCCATCATTTTGAGATGTTGCTATTCCAACAAACTGTGAATCTATTGACTCTATTGTGAGATCTCCAAATTTTTTAAATCCTGTTGTATGATTTAAATTACCTATAGATTCATTCCAAGTTTCATAATCAACCTTTGATTTAATAGAATATGAAAAGTTTTGATAATAATTATTATCCGAAGTTACTTGGAACTGATTATTTAAAAATCCAGTTTCTCTATTCCATCCCTTCCTAACAATAGACGAAGATCCAACTGTATAAATTGCGTTCACATCTTCAACCTCTACTATAGAACCTTTTGCTTTTGAAGTTTCTCCTATAATCTGAGAATTTATTTGGAATGAATTTGTGGTAGATATTTTTAACTGCTCAGTATATTCATTCCAATTCAATACCGTTCCCATAAAAGAATCACTTTTCACCTTTTCGCCAACAATAAATCTTCCCTTTTCCAATAACGTATTGAATATTGGGAAATATTTTTCCGGTACTACTATTCCGGCAGAATTTTCAGAATCAAAAGATCCAGGAGACTCAGATCCAGTTAAATAATCAGACAAATTATATACTATCGTTGCACCAGAAGCGCCGTACTGAGGATTGACTGAAGTTAAAGTGAATAATTTATAATTATAATTTTTAGAATTATATCCTTTAGAAGTTGTCGCGGAACCAACACTAGTACTCTCAATTAAAACTTTGTCGCCAACATTAAATGGAAATACTTGACCAAAACTGTAATTTACGCCCAATTGTACTGTAACATTTTTAGTTACACTATTAAATGTGATATTACTTATTGGAACCCCATTAGAATTATTTGTTGGAATAATTATTGGAGTTACACTGTTTATTCCTTCGGTATTTCTAACAATACTTACGGTTTTTGTTTTAATATCATATGATAAATCAACATCACTAACAATCTTATTCGTATATCCATCAATTACAACTAAAGTGGGGGATATCGTGTAGTTTACTCCGACTGAAGAAACTCCTACAGACTTAAATATGGATAATGGATTAATCTTTAATACTTGAGGAAGTTTTGCTGATGGTCTTAATGTTATATCTGATGGATACTCAAATCCAATATCCTCAATTTCCACATTGTTTATATTGCCAATAGAAATTGTTATTGGATCTAAAATTGCATTTTTACCATTCTTCGAAAAAACAGTCGTTACACCCGGAGAAGTTTCGTAATATGATCCAGATGATTTCAATTCTATTCTTTGAATTGTTCCGGAAACATTTCTAGAATTAGTGTAATATTGAAAATCGCCATCAGCATTTGTATAAGATAAACTTTCCGGATAACCTAAAATGTTGAATTTAAAGGTTGTTTGTCCAACTCCACTAATAGTGTAATTTCCTGTATAAAAACTTCTTGTCAAAGAAAGTTTATTATTATCCAAAATATTTTCATTGTCGTTTATAATTTCTTTTTTGACTGCATAATTATCAGTTAAATTAATTGGAATCAGTGCGTAATATAAATCAAAATTAATATTTGAAGTAGAAAGTCTAACATAAGAAGTGGAATCAACTCCCACTTTTCCAATTCTTACTACATCAAACATCGAAGAATCTTCTGCTTTGACAAATTCTTCAGTTAAATTTGAATTGGTATACAATTTAAAATCAAATGCTGGATATAAAACAGATCCCTTAGCAAAAGATAATGATTTATCAGACAAATCAAAGTTTACTATTTGATTTGGAATTATTGAAATAATTGGATTGACTAAAGAAATTGATCCATCAAAGGTTGAGGTAAAATCAATTGTCTCTGGAATATCTTTGATTGCGTTGTAGTAAGTAGAAGATAATTTTATTTTATCTTTGTTAAATTTAACGACATAATAAATTTCATCATTGGTCAACCCACCACCTACTCCACTTATAGAATTATAAATTACCTTCTGTCCGGTAAAATAACCATGATTAGCAACTAATATTGTATTATTTGCAATGTCAATATCACCAGAAACAAAATTCTTTGGATTTACAATTAATCGTCTATTGTTATCATTATACTTTATTACTACAGTAGTTGTGATACCGGGCAAAGATTCAAAATATACTATGTCATTATTTTTTAATCCATGTGTTGTTGCGGTTGATACTGTGACAGTGTTTCTATTAAATTCTCCAATCAAAACATTATCATAGTCTGTTTTAAAACTATGATTTAAACCAGATCCAACACTAGTGAAATAAAGTGTCGAAAATACTACATTGCTATTAATTCCAACGAAAGATCCGGTTGATCCCAAACCAACTTTATTTGTGGAAATGCCTATCAGATCATCGGATACTTTTGCAACATAAACATACTGATTATCCACTAATTGGAAAGAAGTTATGCCATCATTAGAAACAGATATTGGCGAATCGCCATTGCTAGAGTAAATTAATTTCTCTCCGGTGTTTAGCGAATGTGAAGGTAAGTATATTGTTTTTGTTGGGATAAAAATACTCGTAACTCCAGATCCTGGATTTGAGAAGTTTAAAGTATGCCCAATTCCAACTCCAGAAGAGGATCCAATTGCAAGAGATTCTGCTGGACTAAAGTAAAATTCTTTGTTTAGGTTGAAAACTACATTAGTGGTTCCCGGAGAATCAAAAGTAAATTTTCTAGTTTGTTCATATAAAACAGTGGAAGCAGTGTGAGATGATCCAACTGTTGAATCATATGCCCTTAATACTTTAATCCTCGAAGATGGTGTGTCAACAGAAAGAACTTTTACCTTCTCATTTTCGATGAGATATACATCATTTTCTCTTATACTTGGGTAATTTAAAGAACCGTTTACATTAAAATATGTAATAATTCCGGTAGCAGTTGTTGTTCCAACAGTATTCAGAAGAGAAAGTGTGTCTGTTCTAACACCAACTTGATAAAATCTATCAAAAAGTTTTGATAAAGTGTTTATTCCAGAGATTGAAATTATGTCATTGTTAATAAGACTGTGTGGAGTAGAGCAGAAACCAATATATTTTCCTACATTATCAATGGGATAAAATTCAACATTGGGAGAAAAAGTAGAAGCAAAACTTACTGTTTTTACCTCTTTTCCTTTTACATAAGATACTTGAGCATATGCATTGGATCCATTTGTCTTCAAATTATTGAATACTATATTGTCTCCAACCTTATAATCATTTCCACCAGTAGTAATACCAATATCATTTATTCCGCCAGTTAAAATTGATTTTATTCTTGATGACGATTCTTTTATTTTTGTTGGATTTAATACAAATTCATATTCTGAATTTTTGCTAGTAAACTTATATGGAGTAGTATTGCGAATTAAATTTTCTGTAACAAAATCAAAACTATCTTGGGTAACTCTTGTATAATTAAACTGATTAGGTGATGATTTAAAAGTGTTTCCAATCAAATATGGAAAAACTGGTTTCTTGTAATTTTTAAATACCCCAGTGGTTTCAGTTGATCCATTATTAATAGTTGCAAAATATGCATAAATTCCATTTGGAAATTCTGGAGTTACGCAAAATCTTCCATTGTGCTCGTCCAAATCTCCAGAATTATTAAACTGATAATCCTCTACAAAAAATCCTTCCGGATAAATTTTTTGTCCTAATTGTGAAACTGGATCTGGTCTTTCAGAAGAAATTTGCGACACATATCCAGAAATCATTTCTCTCACATTTCCTCCAGATGGATTTGAATATCCATATGGACCATAGATCGGATTTCCATCATAAGCCCAACCAATAATTGGGGAATGAACATTAGATACTACTTCTCTATTTCCCGACAGTGTGAGGTCTGGTACAAAAGTTTGGTTTCCTTTAACATAATCAATACCAAAAACACTTCTCCTTAATTTTCTTGGAGCATACAAATGACAATATTGTGCCCCAATCATTGTAAATGGAGAAATGTCTATGATACCATCATCGTCAGAAATACTGTTTGTAATTAAGTGTTTTTCTACTTTATTGATTGTCCAAGATTTTACTTTACAATACGACTTAAAATTTCTTCCCGAAGAAACAACTTCCAACAAAGTTCCTGCAGTACTAAATCCAACTCCTCCATTTACAATTTTAACATCTACTATTTTTCCCCCACCAATTACTGGAGTTAATATTGCTGCAGTCCCTATTCCTAAGGTATTGATTGTTGGAGCAGACGTATAATTGCTACCGCCATTTAGAACCAATACTTGTTTTATTTTTCCATTATTTACAATAGCAGAAAGTTGTGCCTCAGATCCTATACCTAAAGTAACTTTTGGTTGTCTTTCATAATTTATAATTTCCGAAGATCCATATCCGACTCCAAAATTACTTACAAATACATTGGTAATAGATCCTCTAAAAACTGGTTGCAAAATTGCATTAAAGTTTTGATTTGTTAATGTAGAAACACCTATTCTTCCAGAAACTGAAACAACAATTTCTGGATAATTAAATGTATGTAAGGATGAACCGATTGAAGTTAAATTAACATATTGATTTGTTTTAAAATAAAAATCCCTATTAGTGGTAGCAATTCCTACTTGAGATAGTTTGAATTGATCCTCATTTACTTTAGTTACAAAATATGATGTTCCACTAGATAATCCGCCAACCACTGTTCCAGTTGGATTATAAACTATTACTTCTCCGGTATTGTATCCGTGATTTGGTATATCGATACTATTATATGCAGTATTGATTCCTGATGAGGTACATACTATTTTTTTATTTTTGTAACCAAAACCCCTGTTCAGGACACTAACACTAGAGATCTTCCTCTTTGGAGAGAAAGATTCAAACAAATGAACTCCAACTCCATATGAAGTTAGATTTATTGTGTTAATTCCAGAGACTGCATCATCCAATGTTTTATGCAATTTAACATTAAATGCATCTTGTACATTGACATAATATTGAGCATTTGTGGTAATTCCACCAACACTAGTTTGACCTTCAGTTAAATATACTACTCTCTCATAGTCTCTAAATTTATGATAAGATGAAAAACCTAAGGTGTCATTGGTTAAATTAACAAGACCCGCAGATTCTATTGAGTTGAAAGAAACTTGATGTTTGAAAGTTGTTAAATTTGGTTTTGCATAAGCGCCTAATCCATTTCCACCTGTTATTGTTATAATTGGTTCATCTAAGTAGTCAAATCCACCATCAACAACGTCTATTCTTTCTAAAGACCCTTCAACATGAACTAAAGCAGTTGCATTATATCCATTTGTATCTTCTATTGAAATTGAAGGGGGATTAATTATATCATAATCTTCTCCGCCATCTAAAACTTCAATATTTTGAATTCCACCATAATAAATCTTGTCTTCAGATTTATAACTGTAAGCTTCTACTCCATTTACCAATAACCCAACGGGTCCAATAGGAGTATCTAAATTATCATTAATACTCTTTGGTTTAGGAGTTGTAATATTTTTTATATAAGATTGAGGCAAAAGATTAAATACTTCAAATTTAACTTTCTTAAAGGTATTATTGACAACTGATCCAGAAACACTTACAAATTTATTATTATAGAGATCTGATCTACTATTTGCAAGTTTTATTTTTGTTTCATCTATTTTCTTGACATAGTATGTCTTAGAAAGAATATTCAGAGAATTCTCTACTTCAAAACTATTTTTTACATATATAACTGAATCACCAGTATATAATCCATGTAAATTATTTGGATTTCCAGAACTCAAATCTAAAGTTTCTCCGTTAAAAGTTCCAGAAAAAACAATATCGGTTGATTTAATATCAATATTTTCTCCAAGATAATCCGGAATGCAGTTTGATGCTACATAAATGTTATTTTCATCCTTCAAGTAAACATTTTGAACGTTTGGAATGTATTCATTTAATGCTGTAAAATTGGTAAAACTTGGTTTTTTAATATTTCTTTCTATAGAATATTTTAAATTAATATTATCAATTTTTGGTCCTTCTACACTAATAGAATTTGCATTGTTTATTTTTGCGACTTTATAACTTGATTTCACATTACTTGACGAAATTAAAGTAATAGAATCTCCCAAATTTATATTATGGGCATCATATGTAATAAGTTCATATGAAAATAAATTTAAAGTCGTATTTGACGAATTTGGACCATTAACTTCTTTCAGATTATACTTATTAGAAATATTAAATATCCAATTATTTGCTAACTTCCCTGATGCCTCATATCCCAAAGTTACTGTTTTTATTGGATCACCTTTAGACATTAAATAATTTAAATCCGGAAAAGAAATATCAGAAAGAACGCCGGTTATTCTTACTTTTATTGTAGTATTTCCAGTATTTGCATATGCATAAACATCATTTAATTTTAAATCAGTTCCGGATGGAATAATTAAATTACAAGGAGATGTTAAATTAAACTGTGTTAGATTTTTTGAAGTATAATCAAAAGTATAATCTACGCCATTTACATTTAATAATAATTTTCCATTAGGAGGAAATCCAATTGTTGAATCGACATCTAATAAAGTACTGGATAAAGAACTTTGGGTAGTTAATTTTGTTGATGGATGAATGGAGAAACTCCCATATACCGATCCATCTACAAGTAAATCTTTATTATAATCACTATCTAGACTTAAAACATAATATGTTTTATTTTGCCTGACAATTTTTTCTATTTTTGTAATAGTACCATAAGATTTAGGGAAAAAATTATCTACACTGGCATCCTGATACAGTGTTTTATTTTCAAGATCCATTGGATCTCCTGAAATAGATTCAACTACTAAATCTCTTGTTATTCTATATTGAGCATCTGATGGTCTTAAAAGAAAATCTCTTGGTTTTATTACATCAACCGTTTCTCCAAAAAGAGATTTAAACAATATCTTATATGAATCATCAGTTCCTTTTGAACTATAAAAATCTCTTGCTTGCTTTATGAAGGTTTTTTCATTCAGTCCTTCAGTAAATTCTCTGTTTTCAAATCCAGGAATTAATTGTCTTTTTATTTTTGTAAGAAATTCCTTTAAGAACAAAGAACTTAAATTTTCAACTTTGGCATTGCTGGAATGCGTAGAAATACCTGAGGTGGAAAACACCAACTGATCTGGATTATTTTCTGATCTATAAGAAGTGATTCCACTAAATCCTCTAGTACAATCAACAAAAGATGTTGTAGTTTTATTCTTATACAATATAATTTCAGAGTCTATTTTGATTATTCCATTAGACTCTGGGAATCCATACGTGGATGATACATCAATAGTACTATCTACAAAATCAACATTGCTAGATAAAAAAGTTGAAGATGGTGTTTGTATTGCAAACTCCAAAACATCAGTAGTTGATGCTGTGGTTGTTAAAAATACTGACGTTCCATCTGTAGCAAAATAATCTACATTTCGATTTAACTTTACGCCATTTTTATATACAATAAGATTCTCAATAGAATAACCACCACTAACAATAAAATATGATTGTGGTGCTTGTGGTTTAACAGTAACAGTTCTACTGAATAAAGATTCTGCTAGATTATCAATTTTCACATATTGATCTATATTCTGAAGAATATCTAAAGTTCCACTTTTTCCTTCTAATGAATTATAGTATTCTTTTAAAAATTCACTTACGAGAGGATATTCTTCCTGCACAAAATCTGGAAGCTGATCTTGTACAATTGAACTGATTTTAACTCTTGTATTTGTCATCTTATTCTCTTATAATTGAACCATTACTGTAACTTGTTGTTTTTGTGTATGTCGAACCAGAAGGATCATCTCCCGAAGCAATTTTATCCGATAAAACATTTAATGTAACATCATTAATACTTAAATTCAAATACAAATCTTGTAGACCAATTACATCATTAGATTCTGGAATTGCGGAAATTTGTATAATTGATTCGCCGCCATCAGACTTGGATGTTGAAATAATATTAATCGCATCTAAATTGATTTCACCTTTTTGATAATTTATAGTACCTGCATTTGAATTAATTATTCTATAACGATCAATAGAATCTAATCTAAAAATAACAATAGTACCAGTTATTTTATCTAGATTTGGAACATCTGCCATATAAACAGTTTCCGCAACTCCCGGTACAGTAAATCCAGATGATTTAATATTAAATCCAAGGATGTCTTTTATGTGAAATTGGTTTCCAAAACAGATTTCATACGTTGCTGAACTATTTAACACCGGTCTTAAATCACGTCTCATTTGAACTGTAGTAATATTTGACGTTATTGATTCGTGACTGTCATCAATAATTTTCAAAAACTTACTATATTTAAATCTTGCTCCGTACTTATTTAATTCAGAAGAATTTATGTATTTTTTAATATTATTATATACTATATTTGTAATATATTCTGACGAAGGTGCGTCATTATTGTTATAATAAATTGTACTATTAATCTCCAAAGAAAGATATTTAAGGTCCAATATTTCGGGAATAATTCCGGCAACAGAATATTTTCTGAGTTTTTCTTTTATATTATCTTTAATATTATTCGATACAAAAAAACCACCTTCCGGTTTAATTGTAATAAAAACCTTTCCGTATTGAGGTGGGTCTAAATCTTCTCCGCCAAATACAGAAACCGACTCTGCCTCTGGATATATTTGGGGAATGATTGCTTCATAGTCACTAGAAGTTACAGCTCTATTTTGTGCAGCATAAATTCTAGTTGCATATTTTTTGATAGAATCTATGGATTCTATCTCCTTACCTCCATTTGATGCAATATTTGCTGTTATAAGTGAAATTCCACTAGTAACATCAAAATTATTATTATCCACAATAGTACCATTAAAAACAAAAGAAGAAACTCCATTTGCAGATTCTCCATTTGTTATGATATAAGAGATATCAACAATATTTTCGTTGATTAACTTTTTCCCAAAAATACCATCACCAAATAATAGTTCATATCTCTGATCTTCAATTTCTTGAATAAAGAAAATTCTTGATTCTGAATTTATATCTAAGATATTATTTGATTGAATGTATTTTTTTCTTGGTCCAAGAGATCCATCTCTAACTTCAACACGAATAAGAGAAGAGTCTACATTTGAATTATTTAAAATAAATTTTTGATTCGGATTTAATGAGTTGACCGTGTATGTTTCTGTAATATAAGTTCCTTCATAGATATTGATATTGCTAAAATCGGCAATTCCATTAAGGACTGGAACAGTAATATCATCTGGAATGGAATAAACGTAACTTATTCCATTAAAAGATCCGGATGTTGTGGATACAATACCTTTTTTTAGGGTTAATGTTAGGGGTTTTTGTGGAGAAGTTGCTACAGAAGTATCTACAAAGAACGAAACATTTGCTTTTGATGCCGTTCTAGATCTTGGTGTGTATCCAATGCTTCTTGCAATTGAAACAACATTTTCTCTAAGAGTAGCACTATCAATAAAAACCTCATTGCTAACCATATTAGCATTGTATGAGGAAATATATGTGTTATATGCTAGAACATCTAAAATTACTGAAAGGTTTGAACCTTCAAAATCGTAGTCAGTAAAATTTGAGTTCGATCTTAGATAATCTCTAATCGAAGTTTTAATTTGGTCGAAATCTAGGTTCGTAAAATTAACTAGTGCCATTATCGTGTTGGTTGTAATGCAAATGTTAACTGTTGGGGTAATACATCAACACCAACTATGTAATAACTAACATTCACGCTAAATTCGTAATCATCATAATTTGGGGTGACTACAACATCAATTAATTCAACTCTTGGTTCATAATTTTCAATAGTGTTTCTGATTTCATCGCGAAGTATAGAAGCACTAATGTCATCGATATTTTCAAAAAGAGACTGATTTACCTTGGATCCAAGATTTTGGTTAAAAAATCTTTCTCCTGGTTGAGTCAAAACTAGATTACGTATTGAACGTGCAATTGCAGTCTCATTTTTGATCGCAATCAAATCATAATTCAGGGGATTAACCTGAAAGGATAAACTAATATCTTTAAATGCTTTGCTTATCCTTTCAGAAGGCATAGAAATTGATAAAATTTTAATATTCTATCTTATTTATTATCGATTTTTTGATTCATAAAGGGGTTCTGTTCCATATTCCCAATCATCGTAGTCTTCATCATTACGAATTTTTTCATGAATTTCATTTTGATGATAAAAATCGTGTTTTTTGGGGTTCAAATCGTCATTTGCGATTTCTCTAAGCATTTTTTGGTTCATTTTTGCTCCTGATTATTAAAAATCAGAACTTTTTACGGGGTTGCTATCCCGATATTTGTAATTTCGTACATAAAATCGTCAGATGTTTCAATTTTGCGACGATTTTCTACGGAATATTCAGTTAGATCAATCTCATAACCTGGATTTTTGGTAATTCTATTCTTTGTCCATGCATCATCGTACCATAAAATCTTATTATTTGGATATGCATAGAAATTTCCGTTGTCCATTTTGAAGAAATGAGCACATTTATGCTCTGGAGTCTCACTAAAGTTTGTATTCAGAGTAGATTTTGACTCCCATGACCAATCAAGAGTGAATAGATAGGTTCCTTCATTCTTTTCTCCACGATAGTTAATCAGTTCAGCACGTAAGTTAGACAACCTTGAACGAACTTGAACATCAATATAAGGAGAAAAACAATCCCACCACATACATTCTTCTAATTGAGGAACTGGTGCATCAGGTTTCCAACAAAATGCATGAATAGGTCTACGAGTCCAGTTGACTCCATTCTCTAGAAACGCCTCAAAGAGGGGTACACGCTTCTCTAAGGACGCTACAGAGTGTACGTCACATAAAGTTACCTCGCCATGACCTTTTTTATGATTATAAAGAAACTCATTACGAATGTAACAAGTAATTGTCGGAAGATTATGATTTAGATATGCCATATTAAGATACAAAAAAAGCAGGAGTAAATCCTGCTCTATCTATATTATTTTCCTTGACCTCGATACTTTTTCTTACGTCCATTACGAGAGGTTGCACTTAGCAATGTACGAGGAGAACGTCCTTGACGAGTTTTCTTAGGTGCTCCTGCTTCGAAAATAGTCTTATTAGATCCGCCGCCTTTAGCCATTTGTAATTTCCTCCATTTCAATTAGATTAGGATCAATATCTTCTCCCGAGTAAAAACGCTCTGAGAGATCTTGAAGAATCTCAGCACAGTCTTCTGCACTGAGATCTTTATAAATTGTACGACCTTTATAAGAAAGATTGTAGTGTTTTTCCATCAGATTACGCGAGTTTTTTCATGACCAACTCTAATCCGAGGATCGCACCAGACTTCAAAGCCTGCCTCTTTGGCATCAAGACAGAATGAAACATCTTCCCCACACATATCCTGAACTTTACCAGAATCAAAAACTTGCATCTTTGGAGCAAACCAAGGATACTCAAGGTTTTCAAAGACTCCATGCTTGATTAGAACCCAACCAAAACCAGTGTAATCTACAGTAAATGGTTTGCGACGCTTTGAGATAGACTCAACAGTTTCGTGATTCATGACTCCGCCATTTTTACGGAAATCATCTTCTTCCAACCAGTGTGCGACAGAAGTTGTGTGACCATCCTCAGTTGCGTACCATCCTGCGACGATTTCCTTCTCCTCACCTTCCTCATTGAGAGCAAGATCACAGAGTTGCCAGAACTTGTTAGTGTCAAAAACAATATCACTATCAATCCAAAGTTGATAATCATATTCAAGTTTTCCATCCCAAGGAACCTGATTAGGTCCACGAAGAACATTTGCACCCAAAACTTTACAACGTGCAAAGTTTACCATCGATGAGTAATCTTGTGAAATTTGAATACTCATTCCATTCTGTACCATATCAAAGCACAGTTGTACAAATGCTTTTAGAAAAATAAAAGAACATCCTCGCCCAGGTAGACAGAATACAATACTCTTACCTCGCATTCTTTCTTTAATTGCATCAATGTCCCATTCATCAGTTTTGGGTTTTGGTGATGATGCCTTAACAGTGAATCCTTTTGTCATAAGTTAAATCGTCCTTCAAGATCAATTTTATCAGTCTATATATGACTTGTCAATGTGATGAATTTAAACTAATTTCCTTACAGAGGTGAAGTTCTTCGTAAGTTAAATCTTCCTTTTTAATATTCATATCAAGGAACTCAATCATCCTGTGCAGCATATCCCAGGTCTCAGAAAATTTTTCCTCTGACAAACTGTGATATATGCACTGATCCTTTGCATATACATGATAAACTTTTTCTCTCATAAAAATTTTTCCGGAATTTTATTTGCTTATCGCATTATATATGGTCACTATCAATATCCCAAGGGGTATTCCAATTATTCGAAATACATTCTTTGGATATCGTATCAACCATCCCGCAAAGACAACTTTCCAGAAACTCCAATAAGGTTTGATTTTCATTTTTTCTTTCTGCGTTTTCTTGCAGCATTTTTTTGAGCACAAGTTCTTGCAGCACCCTTTGCTTTATTTTTGTTGGGGCGACTTGATTTTCCTTTTTTGTGAATCCATCCAAACATTTAAAATACCTCCGGAAAAATTTTATGAAATTGATAGTTCTCTCGCGTTTTGTCACCTCTGTAGGTTAGGGACTTATTGATTTTTATAAACGGGTAACGCAAAATATAAACAATAACAAATCAATCGCAAATACTGCCTATTCACGACACTGACAATTCACGAATACACGCATAAACAATCACGAATTAATCACGAATACACGCTAATTATAATACACGAAACATCTATAAGACAATATAATTCACTGCAGGTGCCAAGTATAACTTAGCACCCTACAGTTCGTTATATCACCACCCAAACTTGCGAGCGCAGACAGGACCAATGCCACGCTCAATTGACTGAGAATCAGTCAATTCACGACCACAACATGAACACTCTCCAGATACCTTACCATAGCGAATCGCTGCAGTGAGAGGGTCTTTAGAGGCGCTCAGAATCACCTCTTTAATATCATCAGAGAGACGCGAATCAATCTGTTGACGTGTCACCTTGCCAAGGTATTTGGGTTGCAAACCATAGTTACCCTGCTCCTTTTCAGTCTGCGATGTAACCCAAAGGGCACTAAGATCACGATTGGGTTTCACGTTAATACCCTCAAAACGCAGGGTCAGACGCTTAGCACCCTTTGCTTTTGCTGCCTCGAAAGCATTAAACAACGCTTCGAATTCACTGGGTTGAGTATTATCAACCTTTTGGGGTTGAGTATTATCAACTGCCAACTTGTGCGCCCAAG